TTTGTAATCTACCTAATAGTTCTCTTGCAGTTGCAGCTTTGTTTGCTAGTATACCAATATTTACACTATCATTAAAAACTGCATAATGAAGTAGATAAGATACAACAGTTGTAGATTTACCAGTCTGACGAGGCATCTTACAAATATTAAAACGATTCTTATGAAATCTTTTAATTAATTTTTCTTGAAACTTATATGGTTTGAATGGAACTAATCCCTCATCAAGACTAACAATCTTCACATATTTTTGTGAGAAATAAACAGGATCATTTTTACACTTCATGAATTCTTCAATCTGCTTTGCAGTGAATTCAATTGGTGTATTTGCTTTTTTTAGATTAGGATTACCAAGATAAATTTCACTCATGATAATTTACGTTTCTTTTCCAGCGTATAACATCGGTTTTGTTGGATCTACCACTGATGGACTGAAATACATTACAATTGCTGTTGGATATACCTTTTGCACTTCTGCTGTCATCTCTGCTTTTGATGGTCTCTTAAATGATGGTATAAACATTTGAGTAGTGATCAATTTACCTCTCCAGTTAAGTGCTATCGTGTAAGTTTTACCTCTTTCCTGAATACGAAGATATGACTCATAAGTAAATGTTTTTCCTTTTATACGAGTATCCATTTCACCAGTTCTGCCTGGTCTCATTTTACCAACTGGTATATTTCTTTTTGGTAATGCACCTTTACGAGTTCTCTTTAATGTAGCACCTCCACCACCTTTTGTTTGAGTAATAACTGCATCTTGATCATATTTTTTACCAAGTGCCTTGATTGTTTTCTTAAACTTTCTTTTACCCATCTTACCAGAGGTTACAACGTGACTTCTTTCTTTTACTTTGGTAACTTCACCAGTTTTTTTATCTTTTTCATCATATCTTCCAGTTACTTTGGTTGCACCAGGTAAACCTCTACCACGAATATCTTTATCTAATTGTTTTGCTCTTGCCTGATTTTCTTTCTTAGATTTATCTGCACGACTTCCAGAAAGAACAGCCATTCCTCCTTTATCTGCTTTGCTTTTGATTCTTGAAAGACTGCTTTCTTGTATAAATTCTTTGAATGTTTTCATTCTTCTTCTTTTTCCACCTTATTATTTAGAACTCCTTTCTTCAATAATTTTGAAAGTTCTGAAGTTGACCCGACAAATAATGCATTGTTAACTGTTTTTGGAGAACTATCATCTTCTTTTTTCAATTCTTTCATTTTGGTTTGAAGATCAATTAACTTATCAGTTGTATCTCCTACACTTTTAATTAATTGTCCTGCAACTTCATATGCTCTTGGTTGCTGACCATCTTGTGCTAATTCAAGTATGCCATTTATTGCCTCTTGTCCTTTTTCAATTAAAGAATATAAATTGCCTCTCGAATACTCATAGTCAAGAGTGGGATCATCTTTTTTCTCTATCTTTTTAATTTGATTCTTTTTTGGGACATCAATTGGTTCTATATCCAAAAATTCATCTATTTCTTCAAATTTACTCATACATCAACTCCCTTTGTAGGACTGTAAGATTTAAAGTCTGGTAAATCAAACCTTTGTTCTGTAAATCCAAAGTCATCACCAACCTCAACAAGTGCATCATCAGCAGCATTTACTGCATCAATTACATCACCGTTTATATGAGTATCTATAGTTGTTCCATCTTCACCACGATTAACAGTAATATGATTATTGTCAATTTCTTTAATAAACATCAACTCATCACCGATTGCAATATAAGTATCCACAACTAAACTCGCAGTATTTTGAACCAAGAATTTTCTTTGAGTTTTTGTTATATCCTCTGCAAGTCTTGTAACTCCATCATCATTATAATCTTTAAGAGCTCTAGGTGTAGCAATATACCTTTTAAATCTCCTTGCAGTTTTGGTATTTGAATCTGCATGATAATCAACTTGAACTTTCTTGATAAGACCTGTACCAGAATCTGATACTGGGCCAAATAAGTAAGTCTTTGCAGTAAATCCTAGTGTATGAGTTATAACTCTTTTTTGTTCAAATCCACTTTCATAATTATCATCGAAAGTTACACTATCTAAAACCATTGGTATATCTCTTTTCTCACCAATTGCTTTAACTAAATCTACAGTTAAGTTAAATGATGGTTGAAAATATGGTAGTATCTGCTCAATAATTTGTAGTGAATCTTCATTATATTGAGTCATTGCATATAACTTAAAACTTAAATTATACGGAACTGGCATAAAAACCTTTCTTGCACTTTTAGATCCATCTTTTGTAAATGCTTTAAAAGTTTGCATTGTTGAAACTTTTCTTGCAGGATCATATGATATACCATCCATTTCAAATGCTAGGCGAGGTAAAGTTATTGCAACTCTCTTTCTTAAATCTGGTTTCTGTTCTAATCTTGCTAAAAACTTTTCTGTTGGGCCATAAGCAATCGGAACTCTTACAGTTGAAAATGCTCCACCTGCAGACGTTTGGTGTTTTATGTCAATTGCATTAAAAAGAGTACCAAAGGATATAATAGTCCTTCTGATTATTTCATGATAATAATAGGTTCCTAACATAACTTAAACAGGACTTATCCAAACTATTTAGAAATCACCGAACGGATTGTCTTCAGAAAAATCTATAATCGCATCTGCTTCGGACTCTACAAGTATATTTTCGTTATAATTATCAAACTCATCTTGATCGGAAACACTTCTTACAATATATTCAGAATCAGATCCTAAAAGTGTAGTTCCAATACCCACTACAGACTCACCAGGTGCAAATCCAACACCAGCAACATTAGTTACTTTAAGTATTCTATCGTCTCGATCCCAATCGGCAACGATTGCTGTTGTTCCTGTTGAAACTCCTCTAACAATTTCTTTAAATTGATAATTACCAGTGGACAATCCAGCTTTTGCTGGTGGATCAATAGTAAGAGATGGAGTTAGGGTATATCCAATACCAGCAAAAGAGTATCTGATTGAAGCGATTTCACCAAGAGTATTAACTATTGCTATTGCTTTTGCAGTTGATCCAATTCCAATATTAGTATCTAAACCAACAGGATTTACAGTTACATTCGGAACAACACCATAACTCGCACCTGAGTTTGTTATTGTGGGTGTTGCTAATGTTCCTTCTGCTATGACTGCAGTTGCAATACCACCAGTTCCAAAGGCATTTTGACTTCTAATTGTAACTGTTGGTGGTGTTGTATATGCAAAACCAGGATTTGTCAATTCAATACGATCTATTGATTGTCCAACTTGTCCTGATCTACTTGTCATAATTGCAACAGCAGTTGCATTGATACCATTAGTGGGTGCAGATGATATTCCAATTAAAGGTGGTAACGTATATCCAGTTCCATCATTAATTAAATCTATAAATGCAACACCCTTTCCAATATTAGTATTTCCAGCATTCTTAGATAACTGAACAGTTGCTGTTGCTGTTGATGCAGCAATACTCACCATAGTTAATCTGGTAGTGAATCCAAACTCAACTGCTGCTTCATCTACCTCTTGAACTCCCGTGTCAATATCTTCATCAAGTGCATAATCCATTACCTCACAACTTAAAGTATAAACATAGAGGTCATTTAATTGATAAAAAGGTTTTTTTCCCTCCACATATTTAATTTCAAACATTGTATTATCAAGAGGAAAATAAATTAAATCTCCTTCTTCAGGTCTTGTTGCTAATTCAATGTCTATGTCAGAATTTAAAAATGGACTAATAAAATCTTCATATCTCTCTCGTGAAACTACGAAAGTTACTGCATCCGTGGTTTGCACTCCAAATTTTTGTAAAATATCTCCACTACCTTCAAAACCTTGATAATTTAAAAGATATGCCTCCATACGATAAGCATCATCAAAAGTAGAAGACACAACCTCTTTCATAATTGTTTTTTTGTTTATGATTTTACGAGGAAGATAAACTATATCTTGCCCATAAATTCTTAATTGCTCATTAATTAGATCTTGAACTAGTCTCTGTTCACCTTGCGATCCTTGTAGAAAATACGGAGAAAGTGGCATAATATCATCCTATAAAATCAAGAGGTGGTAACTCGTATTCTCTCTTAAGTGTTTCTTCTAATTCCTCTAATTCACGAATTGCATCTTCATATATTTGTCTTCCATTTAACTGAACTCCACCAGGTAACAACACACCTTGGAATTTAATTAAATTCATTCCCCATTGTTTTTTAATTAACGATGTTGCATATTTCTTTAACCAAAAATCATTATAGATTTTAGTTACATCATCTGGATCTAAAAGACGATAGCAATCAATCACTATAAAAGTATCATCAGACATTTGTGCAAAATCAATATCTAAATATAATCTTCCTTGTTTTCTATTAAATCTTATTTGAGTGTCAGGTGTAATAATACGACTTAAATCTTCCAAGTATGTCTTGGTCATTGTATAATTTAAAAGATCAAGAGCACCGTAGTAATAAAGATCATTTAAAAATATTTGATATTTAATATTAAATAAACCACTTGATATGGTGTTATTATCCATCTTTAAAACTCTTTCTACACCTAATATGTGATCAGGTAATTGTAAAAAGTTTTGATTTTCCTCAAATTTAGTTGTTGTTATACCAACTGTAGAACTAGCTGTTGTTGTAGTGATACCTGTTCTCAATATTTCTCTTTCTTCTTCTGTTATTTTATGTTTCAATAACATTCTTTCTACACCATCAAAATGACGGTTTTGAAAATATTGAATCGCATCATCAATTAAATCTTCAACTTGATCATCATCCACATTAATTTCCAACACAGGAAATCCAAGTCTTCGCAGACAATAATCAATTAGTTCCTGTCTAGTGGATGGTTTACTCATTTTTTCTCCTTTTTCTTGTCTTCTTCTAATTTAAGCATTTTTTGTTGTAAATCCATGTACTCTTTTGTTATAGATTCTACTTTTGCTTCTAATAAAACATTTTGATTCACTACTGTTGATAATTTTTTATGGTAATGATTAATTAAAATGTTCACATCAACTTCACTGTTCATAGTATTA